CGCTTTGATCCCGCAACGTACGATAGATGAGGCGGTATTACAAGCAAAAATTGATAAAAAGGGTAGGGTTCAAAGCGTTAAGATCATTAATGCGGGAAAAGACTACGTAAATCCGCAACTTTCCTGTGAATTTCCTGAGGTATTGCGCGAACAGGGATTCGCTGACTCGGGATCTAACGTAGATGAGTTCTTTGAGGATGATTTTTCGACAAAAGTACAGATAGATGTAGAGGATGAGACGGATTTCAAACGCTTTGACAAGAAAGCACGTAGGTCTGCATCCAGAATTAGCAACAAATCCTTCGTTACTGAGTCTGATGTTAACGGAACACTCGAAGCAGCAGAGTTCAAAGCGGTTCTGGATGATAATGGATCCATCGTTGATGTAATTATTACCAATAAAGGTCGTGGATACTCTCCTGGTACCCGCCCCAAGGTGGTTGTGGTAGACCGTGAGCAGGGTATTAGGAAGGATAAGTACGTTGCTGAGGGTATGAATCCCTATGAAGTGGAGATCCAACGCTCTCTGAGTCAGTTCGGAAACAATGATGCGACTGCAAATGCGGCGATTCAACAGGATAGAGACATCATTCTAGAGAACTCGCAGTTGTTTAACAGTGAGAAGACCACTGCATATCCGCGTGGATACATCAAAATGGGCGATGTCAATGCAGAAGAGAAGCAAAAGTTCTGCGATAAGATTGTTCCTGGTCTATGTTTCCAACCAGATTCTGGTAAAGGGTGGTCAGATTGGGCGCAATACTACGATGAACAGGCACTCTTTAGCAATTTACGCGGTTTAGATGGCGACTTTAACGCCAACAACGGTATGCTTGGTGATTTCTTTTCACGTTCTAGACCGTACGCGGACCAGATCGAGGAAAAACTGTCTAATGGTATGGCAGGAGTCTTCCCTGGAGGGTGTATTGAGGTTGCTCAGAGCAATCTTTATGGTGTTCGACGCTTCTTTGACATCCCCTGTCCGTATCAATCCTTCGATTCGGAGGGTAATGAACTGCTTTATGGGTGGATGCCGTACAAATACTGCGCTTCTAAACTAGATCTTGCGAAAGTGAAGGTAAGTATTCAGGTAGACGGTGATGTAAGTGGCGCAGGTGAAGCTGTAAACACCCGTTTTATGAACTGGTTGAAGTCTTTGGGGCGTCCACAACTCACTAGACCGCGCAAAGTACCTAAATCTGGTGGTTCTGGAGATGAAAAAACGCATCCTTGCACTAATGGTGACGCTAAAGGGCGCTGCTATGAGACTTCTAGCGGTCAATATGCGTTCGTTCCTCTTGGTGGTGACGAGAATACCTTTGACTATGGTCTTAATCAGGGTATGACAGAGCTTGATCAGTTAGAAACTTGGATCGGAGCAGGCAACTACAGTACGTTCTCCCCGTTTACCTGGACCTCATATGAGTACACCGAGACCACGGATGAGGAGGGCAATACATCACAGACAAACACAGGTAATTCTACAGGTGGAGTTGGTTGGGGTACGTATAACAGTGTCACATTGAACAGTTGTAGCGGTGGTAAGTTCAGTAATGACAACTGGCACAACTTTGTTACAGATGGCGTGTTGACTGTAAACTCTGGATATGAATGTGATGGTAGTCCAATTACCGCAAACGACCTTTGCTCCAATCCACCATTCCAAGGATGCCTTGCGTTGAATGAGGTACAGCACGCTGCTATCGCTATTGACCCCAAGCGTATCAATTCCGACAACCGTATTGAGATGGGACCGTACGAGGGTAGTATGCTTTGGAGAAACTACTCAACAGGATCTGCGCGTTTGCTGGATGAAACGTTAAATAACTATGGTAACCCGTACTTTGATGAGTGCGATATTACGTTTGACTGATGGCATTAGGAATTCTAAAACCAGTTGCGTCTCTTAACGGTCTTCCGTGTTCTGGACACGGACTACCCGTACCCGCATCTATCCACAATCAACAACCCTGTGGCACGCCTCCTATCCCCTTTGGCATCGTTGTTAAGGACCTTACTTGTTGGTGGGCACCTCAACCGCTAATTCCACTTGAAGCGGTCAATCCTCTTAGGGCAACTGTGCTAGTCAACGGTTTGCCCATTATGTTGTTTGGTGACGTGTTTACACCACATACATCAACCACGGCAAACATCATTAATTACCTGTGCCCTTGTGGTAAGGCAATGTGTATTATCCCAACACCCACTACTTGCGGTATGCTCACAGTGGAAGATATGGGTGGTGTTGGTCACTTCCGTATGTGTGAGGCAACAACCTTTACAGTGTACGCTCTGAAGAGACCTATTGGTAGAATGCTAGACCCTCTTGGCATTGGTAAACCATTCGTTTCTTGGCCCTGTAAGTCAGTGGTTGCTTATGGTTCTCCTACTGTCCTCGCTGGATAATCGTGCTATAATTTGCGAGTCCTACACACAATTCTATGGCACGCGCAAAAGTTGGTCTCTCTGGTCAGAAGCTGATTGAATCGGTTCCCAAGAAAACTCGTCAAGGTGACGGTCAGCATACCAAGTACGCTTCAAGTTCCCGTAATAAGGCACGTAAGCGTTACAGGGGTCAGGGTAAGCGATAAATACTAAACAGCGATAGTAACCGCTATAAAAGTTCTGTCCTAAGATACAGAGCACAATGGCAAACAGTCCTATCCCTGATCAAAGTCAAGATTTCATCAAAAGCGGGATGGTTCTAATAACCGACCCCCGCGCTGATAAATACTTGAACCGAAAGAAACCCAACGATCCCCCTACGGATCGTTTATCTAGACAATGTGGTGGTGAAGGTGGTTTCGATGATTACGTCGAACGCTTTGACACTTAATGGCATACAAATTTAGAGCAGATAGAACGCTCAGCAGAGCATTTAAGGACTTCAGTATTGGATTCAAAGCAAATCCCAATACTGAAGATTTTTCTGTTGTAAAAAATGAGAATGCTATTAAACAGTCTATCCGTAACTTAGTCTCTACGGGTATGTACGAGAGACCCTTTCAACCCAATACAGGGTCTCGTTTGAGAGAAATGCTATTTGAACCCTATGATGTCTTTTTGGGAGAAGATCTGAAAGAAGAGATCAAGAACGTAGTAGCAAGATTTGAACCAAGAGTCGTACTGAATGATGTACGTATCACTCCTGGAGATGATGATAATACCCTAGATATAGAGGTAGACTACACTATTGTTGGTGAGACTTTAGTACAAACAGTTGACTTCCTCCTAGAGAGAACCTAACAGATGGCAGCAATCCCTTCAAATTTAACATCTCTGGACTTTACAGAGATCAAAGAATCTATCAGATCGTATCTGAGAACCAGAACTGAGTTTACTGATTACGATTTTGAGGGTTCTGCTGCGTCGTATCTGTTAGACGTACTGGCATATAACACTTACTATGCTGCGTTCAACGCTAATATGGCGATGAATGAGGCGTTCCTTGAATCTGCAACGATTAGAGACAACGTTGTTAAGATTGCGAAGCAACTTAATTATACACCAAGATCCATCAAAGCGTCAAAAGCGTGTTTGCATTTCGCTGTACAGACGCAATATCTTGGTAGTAGCACAACTTTCCCCTCAACAGTAACCTTGCCACAGGGTGATACTTTCGTATCTTCCGTGGATGGTGAGTCTTATCTGTTCACTCTGCCTCAAGATCTGACGGTTGCTGTAGATCAGACTACTGGCATTGCAGAATTTAATAAAACTGTCGTTTATCAAGGAAACTTGTTAACGTACAAGTACACCGTTGAGGATGTCAAGAAGCGTGCTTATGATATTCCCGTTGACAATGTGGATACTGACCTTCTGTACGTTAGTATTTCTCCCAACGCTCAGTCAGAAGAAATTGACACATATAATCGCATTACAGATATTGTTGGGGTTGATGGTACTACTCGTGGTTATTTCCTCGAAGAGACTGATGACCTGAGATACAAAGTCGTCTTTGGTGATGGCATCATCGGTAGAGAATTGATTGCTGGTGAGATCATCAGATTCAAGTATGTACGTACAGATGGTCCCATTGCTAACGGATGCAAGAAGTTTACTTTCATCGGTCGTGCTATTGATAACACTGGTCGTATCATACCCTCCTCTAACATCTCTGTAACGACCGTAGACGCCTCTCAAGACGGTGAGGCAGGGGAAGACATCGTTAGCATCAAATATAACGCTCCTAGGGCATTCTCGGCGCAGAATAGAGCGGTTACTGAGTCGGACTATGAGTATATTACCAAGATGGTATATCCGATGGCAAAGTCCGTCACTGCTTATGGTGGTGAAAGACTTGCTCCTCCGATCTATGGCAAGGTATTTGTTGCTGTCAAGACCAAGAGTGGTGCAGCACTGAACGAAACAACTAAGAAGCGCATCAAGAATGACCTTCTGAAGTATTCGATGGCGGCAATCGAACCAGTCATCATCGATCCTACTACTCTATACATCCGTCCGAAGACGTACGTCTTCTTCGATGGCACTAGAACCAACCTTTCTAACAATGAAATGGCGACAACCGTGTTGTCTGCTATCGATCAATACAATACTCAGGGTTCTGCCAACAGATTTAACGGCAGAATCGACACATCTGCCTTCCAGTCGATGGTAGATAACTCAAATAACGCGATTGTTGGTAACCAGACCTCAATGACCCTCGGTTTGAACGTCGAAGGGTTCCCGTTTGGTAGTACGTTTACCCAATGTGTTGATTTTAACAACGAAATTGTTAATCCTAGCGACATTTCTGGTGGTACAACTGGTTCTGGCGCTGGTGGAGGTCAAACTTGTGATCCCAAGTTCTCTTCTGTCAAGTCTGGTACATTCTATTCGACTGGATACACCGAAAATCTTCTCGAATTGGCAGTTCAGTCACAACAGTTGACTACAAACTCGGTTTTGAGCACCAGTACGTTCATCGATAACGATACATCAGCACTTTTACCCGTAAATGTACGTGATGATGGTCGTGGCGAACTGATTATGGTCTCGAAACTCGACGAGAAAGAAGTTATCCTTAAAAAAGGAGTCGGAACAGTCAATTATAAGACTGGTGAAGTTTGTCTTGGACCTATTAACGTCCAAACTACTCCTGATGGCACAAATCGTATTCCCATTACCGCTTTGATTGCGTCTGGAAACGTAAATATCGGTACAGGTGTTGATCCTACGATCTTTAACCCACAAGTCATCACGATTGACTACACCATTGATGGAACAGTAGTTCCGAACTTCGATCCGTTCGACTTTACGCCAATTAACTTCGACGGAACCTCGATAAATATCATTGATTATCCGACGACAGTGTTTGAGTTCCCCGAATTCGACGCTTGCTTCTAATTAGACGGCAGAAAACGAAGAATGAAGTCAATTAAGGTATCCCAGAGAGTAAAGGACCAGATTCCTGCCTTTATCAAGGAAGAGGATCAAGCTTTTGTTGATCTGATTGTAGAATACTACAGATCTCAGGAGAAATCTGGAAAACCTTACGATATTCTCAATAATATCTTATCGTACACCGATATTAGTTCGGGTGAGTATGATCCGAACTTTATTGGGTCGGAATCTATCGTTCTGAACCGTGTTGGACCTTCCGATATTAATATCGATGTAGAAAACATCGATTATTTTCTCGAAAGAGACGGTACGATCAAGATTGACAATGAAATCATCTACTATGAAGAGATTTCTAAGTCTCCAGAGGTTGTTTTCACTCCTGGAGTCAATCTTGCCGAATTTAACAAGAAGATCCAAGAACTTGAGAGTATCAAGTTGTTGTTTGACGGAAGTCGTACGTCTTTCCCTCTAAAACTTCTCGGAACTCCTGTAACGCCCTCTGCTGCCGAGTATCTGCGCGTTATCGTCAATGGAATTCAACTAGAACCAGATGTAGACTATTTCCTCGATGGATCTAACATCCGTTTCCAAACTCCTCCCGTAATTATTCAGGGTTCTACTGCTGTTACCAGTATTGAGTACCTTATTGGTTATACCAGTGTGCCAGTTCGTAAACTGGACCACCTAACTGTTGCAGTTGATAATCAAGATCAAAAAGTATATTCTCTCACCCTTGGTGGTGCACCTTATATTCCCCTGTCTACCATTTCTTGCTTGGTAGCAGTTGATGGTGTTGTAAAAACACCATTTAGTGACTATACCATCTACGAGGATAAGATTATCCTCAAACAAGCACTTTCTCTTGGTACTGTTCTGTCAGTACGTGCTGTAGAACTAATTGCTCCAGAATTTGGTAAAGCAGCTAGTGCAATCAGTAAAATTGAGAACGGTCAACTCAAAGACATCATTGTAAAAAATGGTGGTAGTGGATACCGCATTAATTTTACTC